TTCCCCTATGAAGTGACAGGGGGCGGTTGGTACAGTCCACGGGGAGTTGCAGAAATTCTCCTCCCTGGAGAGAATCTACTCAACAAGCTGAAGAATAGCCTGAGTGATTACGTTGAACTGGCCAACCGACCCGTTTTCGAGGCTCAGAATCCGATCAGCCTCAACACCGCCAACCTCAAGATGCAGCCAGGCCAGATCCTTCCGCAGGGGTTGAAGCCGGTGCAATTCAGCCAACCTCCCTTCGACTTCCAGCGTCTTATGCTGGAGGAGCGGATGCTGGCCGAGGCCCGTATGGGCAATCCAGACTTCGGAGCAGGATCGCAGTACCAAGTTTCAGACCGCAAGACCGCAACCGAGATTTCGGCGTTGCAGGCTCAAGCCGCCGCATCCGGCGATCTTCGTAACCGCATCTTCCGAATGGGATTGTCCCATCTCTTCAAGCAGTGCTGGTCGCTTTATGTCCAGTACAACAAGCGTGACCTTATGTTCCGTTATGCTGAGGAGACCGGTGCGATGCCGCCCGAAGGTATCCACGAGGAATACTCGATTGAGCCGAAGGGTGGACTGGACTTTATCAACCGCCAGTTCTCGCTCCAGAAGGCTGTCGCCCGGATGCAGATGTTCCAGGGCAATCCTTTCGTCAATCAGGGCGAACTGGTCAAGTCTGTCATCGAACAGGACGACCCCAGCCTTGTGCGCCGCCTGTTCCAAGACCCTCAGGCAGGAATGGGCGACCAGGGCGAGGATCAGGCGACCGAGATTGCGACCATGCTCGCCACCGGCTTCCCGGTTCAGATCAAGCCTTCCGACGATCACAAGATCCATATCCAAGTTCTCTTCCAGTTCAACCAGGCAGCCCAAGCCCGCCAGCAACCCGTAGACCAGGTTGCCATGCAGGCGATCATGCAGCACCTCCAGCAGCACTTGGCTGCCTTGGAGCAGGTTGACCCCAACACATCCCGCGCCATCCAGAAACAGCTTCGTGATGCGGCCAAACAGGAAATGCGTGCTGCCGAGCAGATTGCTCCGCAGGCCGCACAACCCGCCGCTCCGATGCCTGCTTGAAGGTTCCAATAATGCGACCGCCCTTCCAGCAGGAGGGCTTGGCAAAGCTTTGCCAGTGGGCAAACGAGAAAGGCGCAAACGGCAAGGCCGTGGAGATAGGCGCGTATAGCGGTGAGGGTACCGAGGTTATCGCCAAGTACTTCAAAGAGGTTATGGCGGTCGATCCCTGGATCAACGGCTACGACCTAAACGATGTCGCCAGCCACCAGTGTCCCATGAAGTTTGTTTTTGAGGCTTTCCAGAACCGTACCAAGGGTCTTGGTAACGTATCCTTTAGCCGTGGGAAAAGTCTTGACGCTTTGGAGTTCGTTGGCGATGAATCGCTTGACCTAATCTATGTTGATGGCGATCACAGGTATGAAGCGGTTGTGGCAGACATCCAGGGGTGGAAGCCGAAACTGCGTAAAGGCGGGGTCTTGGCTGGCCACGATTGGTCCTTCCAGGCTGTACAGAAGGCTTTATCCGAGACTCTTAACGGCAAGGAAGTCTCACTTTTCCAGGGCGACTCTTGGGCGGTAGTGGTATGAGAAAGCTTAAGGCCATACTGTCCTTCATCCGAAACCAGGAGTGGGTGGACGAACCCAAGTGGGAGGATGAGGACGAGAAGGTTTGGACTGCCTTCCTTGGAACCCCAACCGGCAAGCGCATTAGCCTTATTTTGCTTAATCTAACCCTGCGCCAAAACTCATCTGCGGTTATGAAAGAAGGACAGAAACTTGCAGAGGCTTGTGGTTATGCTAAAGGGTTTAGAGGTTGTGTTGCGGTTCTCGAATCGCTCGCAACCCAAAAACTAAACTCCGCCATCTCAGGCTATGGGGATGGATCGGATGAACCAGTAGCCGATTAACCTCACCGCCGAATGACTCCCGGCGAATGGGTGTAGGAAAGGGTCAAAATGGCTGATTCGAATAACCTGACGGAGACGGATATTCTGGCAATGGCGCAGGCGGCTGACGAGGGAAGGGACTTCAATCCCATTCCCAAGGAAGACGAGAAAGTCAAAGCTGAAACACCCGCATCCGAAAAGGCCAGCGGAGATACCGATCAGAAGCCCGCGACTGACGAAAAAGCCGAAACCAAACAGGAAGCTTCGAGTGAAGTTTCCGCCACTGAGGAGAAATCCGAAGAGGCAAAAAGTTCTTTAACAACGCAACCTTCAGAAGACAAGTCGGAGTCGGCTTCCGAACAAAAGAAGCCGTCCCGATACGAGAAGGCCAAGGGCAGACTCGAAAAAGAGTGGGAAGATGTCCGAGCGGAAAAAGCAAGACTCAAAGCAGAGCGTGAAGCCATCGAGCAGGCGAAAGCCCAGCGGGAGGCTTCGCAGCCTGGTTCTGAAACGCCGAAAACTGGAAATCGACGCTTTAGCGCGGACGATTACCGGGAGGCGGCAAAGAGCTATCGTGAAGAAGGCCGCGACGATCTTGCAAAGCTCGCTGAGACAAAAGCCACCGAAGTCGAGACTGAAGAGCAGAAGGAAAGCCAAGCCAGGGTCCAAGGACAGCTAAAGAAGGCTTGGGATGAAAATCTGCTCAAAGAGGTTGATGCCAATCCTGAACTCAAGGATTCCGGCAGCAAACTCTACAAGGCCGTCTCTGAGATGCTTCAGAACCATGCGATCCTCCGCAACTATCCCAATGGGATCAACGATGCGGTGGGTATCGCCAAGGTCAAATTGAAAGCGGAGGCCGCCTCCGATTTGGAGAAGAAGGTTGCAGAGTATGAGCGAGAACTCGCTCAACTCAGAAAAGCGACGACACCGGCTTCCAGCCAACCGTCAGGTCCGGCCAAGACCAAGTCTTTCAGCGAACTCTCGCTAGACGAGCAGGAACGCGAATTGATGAGGATGGCAGGCGAGGTTGATCGGAACGGCTAGTCACAACAAGGATATAAACTAAAATGGTCACTACTGGTTCAGTAACCGCGCAGTTCCAGACGTACTTCTCGAAGGCGTTGCTGGAGCGTGCGCTCCCCTTGCTCCAGATGGAGCAGTTTGCTATGAAAACCCCCTACCCGACCAAAACGGGTGGGAACAAAACGATCCGGTTCTTCCGGTTCAGCGATCCGAGCATCAGCGCAATCGCCAACCTCTCCGAAGGCACCACGCCTTCCAGCGGTGACGAGCGCGATCTGACGCTCTCCTCGGTCGAAGCGACCCTGGTGCAGTACGGCTCCAAGATCATCCTCACGGACGTTCTCTTGGCCACCGAGCTGTTCAGCCACCTCGCCCAAGCCACCAAGCAACTCGGCGAAGACGCCGCGCTGCACGCCGACACCCTCTGCCACCGCGCTTTGGTCCAGGATTCCTCGACCAGCACTGGCACTGGCGTTGCCACGAAGTCCTACGCTCGTTATGCCCAGAACGGCACCAACGGCACGACCTTCGGCACGGCCTCCACCCCCAACAGCAGCATGACCGCCACCGACCTTCTGGACGGTGCGACCAGCCTGTTCATCGCCCGCGCTCCCAAGATCAAGGACGGCTACGCCCTCGTGGCGCACCCTGCCGTTATCCGCGATCTCCAGCAGGACGACGATTGGTTGAAGGTCTCCAGCTACTCCGCCCCGGATCAAATCTTCAAGGGCGAAACTGGCAAACTGTTCGGCGTGAGCGTGATTAGCTCCACCAACGTCCAGACGTTCAACACCAGCGCCTCCGGCGTGGGTGAAGCCACGGTCAGCACCGGCGCGGTCTACGCGAATGTGTTGCTCGGTGGTGGTGCGTTTGGCGTTCCGAGCCTGTCCTCGGTCGCCGCTTCCGGCTCGCCCTTCGCTCCGAAGGTCACGATTCTGGACGCAGCCGACAAGTCCGACCCCTACGGCCAGCGCGTTGTGGCGTCCTTCAAGACGTTCTACGCCGCCAAGCAGCTCGACCCTCGGTTCTTCCGGGTGTTGTTCAGCAAGTCGAACTACTCGTAATTCTAATGGGAGCCATGCTGATTATCGGTATGGGTCCCCGGAAGGCGGGGGAGGGTAAAACCTCCCCCGCTCCTTCCACCAAGGAGAAGTCGATGAAAGAAGGTATGGTTAAACTTCCTCTGTCCATGTTCGAACTCGGTGAGGGCGAGGAAAACGCCAACCCCGAAGTCGGCGATATGGTGGAACTCGAAGGCAAGGTGGAACGGATTGACGGCGACATGGCAGTCGTGAGCGTGAGCAATGCGATGGCTGAAGAGTCTGAATCCGAAGAATCCAACAAGCCCGAGATGTCCGAGGAAGACCGGATGATGAAGATGGCCGAGGAATCCGACAAGGAGAACTACTCCTAATGCCGATCTACCAGTACGAAGACACCCGAAACGGATCTGTCGTCGAACTGGAGAAGCCGGTTGCGGAGCGGGACTCAGTCCCGCGTTACCTTAAAAGGTTCCAAGTGCCACAAAGATTGAGCCTGGTGGGGGTTGGCGAACCCCTCGACAATCCGCTGGGAGTCAATCAAACAAATCTTATGAAGGGGTATTACCGCCAGGAACAAAAACTTGGCAGTAGATTCAAGAGTCGGCACACGCCAGATAGCATCAAACGTGCGGCGGCTCAAAGGAGATAAATTATATGGCAAGTGAGTTTCAGCGCAGTCCTATCAAGGCGAAGAACAAGGCCGTCCGCATCGATGGTCAGGGCTTCACCAACGTCATTGAGTTCACGGCTTCGTCCAGCGGCGGCACGGTTAACACCGTTGCGACCGCTCCGGCTTCGCTCAACGTGACCCTCAACGGCACTTCCTACCGCATCGCGCTACACAGCTAATGCGCCTTCTATCCAGACTTACTCTGGGTGAAGCGGGGACAATCATTGCAACCTCTGCTTCCACCAATGATGGATCTTTCGATGGTGTGACGGCTCTCTCGGCTGGAACCATCGGATTGACCATCAGTGGCGTGACGCACACAGGACTCGCCATGGCTGGCGGGGCAACGGTTGTTGGGGATATTTCCCAAGTAATCCTGTCGTCCGGTGGGCCTATCGCAATCTACGTCCGCAAGGACTAAATTTGTGGTTAGGGCGTTGACGCTCTGCCTTCTGCTTGCCGGGTGCAAGCCGGAGCAGAGCGTTGACTCCTTCCCAGAAACCATCTACCCTAATACCCCAACGATGCAGAGCGCAGTTGACGCAATGGAGACAAAATAATGGGCCGCCAGTGGAACACGATTATTGAGAGCCTGGGACC